TGGTGCCCAGGAGAAGCCTTCGACGCATTTTCCGGCATGACCCGATGGAGCCCTGAAAAACCCGTTTTGCCACGCTAATCAAATGCTTGCCGAGTAGGTTCGGGTCCCGCTTTCCCCGCCATGAACCGGCCTTGCCCGGTTGAGATACGCCAAGATTTACGCCACGCTGCCGACATGGGGAGCATTCGAAAGCGCGGGAACCGTTGGCGTGCCGAGATTCGCAAAGTCGGCCGGCCGGGCGAGTCCGCGACGTTCCGGACCCGGGCCGAGGCGTCTGGATGGTTGCAGCAGCGCGAAGCTGATCTGACCGCAGCGCGGCTTCCCGATCACACAGTGCGCGAAGCGTTGCGCCGGTTCGGGCGCGAGGTCAGCCCGACGCACAAGGGCGAACGATGGGAGATCGCCCGGCTCGGCCTGCTGGAACGTGATCCGCTGGCGGCGGTGATGCTGCCGGAACTGCAGCCCCGGCATCTGGCGGAATGGCGCGACCGCCGGCTGAAGTCCGTGTCCGGGTCGACGGTGAGGCGCGAGATGACGCTGCTGCGCTCTGTGCTGAAGGTCGCCAGGGCGGAGTGGGGATGGCTGCGGGCTGATCCGCTGGCAGACATCGCCAAGCCTATGGCACCGCCAAGCCGCCGGCGACGCATTGCGGCCGACGAGGTGGAACGGATCGCGCTGGCGCTTGGTTACGATGGTGGCGTGCCGCAGAACGCGTCGCAGCGCGTCGCGCTGGCGTTCCTGTTCGCATTGGAAACCGCGATGCGTGCTGGGGAAATCCTTGGGCTGCGGCCCGGCGATGTCGCAGCGAAGTCCGTTACCCTGCGTGCGACGAAAAACGGGGATGTCCGGCGGGTGCCGCTGTCGCCGCGGGCGCGCGAGATCCTTGCATTATTGCCGCCGGCGGACCCTGTGTTCGATCTGGAACCCGGCACCCGCGACGCGTTGTTCCGCAAGGCACGCGACCGCGCTCAGGTGGTCGACCTTCATTTCCATGATTCACGAGCCGAGGCGATTTGGCGACTGTCGAAAAAGCTCGACGTGCTTGAGCTTGCGCGCGTGATCGGGCATCGCGACATCAAGTCGCTGATGCTTTATTACCAGGCCGACGCCGACGAGCTGGCCGATCGGCTTTAAGCATCTGAGCGCGATAGGCGAGCACGTCGGCGGCGACCCATGTCGCAGGACGCAAGCTGACGCGCTGGGGGAAGTCTGGCCTGCAGGCGATGGTTTCCAGAACAGTGCGTGCGGCGCAGCCCAGCAGTTGGCCGACTGCCTCTGCGTCAATGGCACGGAGTTCGAACGGAACGGTCTGGTTCACGATTTGTTCCTCCGCTTGCGATTGATTGTGTACTTCGGGCTGTGATGCGTTCATGCCGCCAGCGCCAATGGCACAGGATCCAAGTTGGCATCCACCAGCGCAGCCATCGGCGGCGGGCTCACGCTGTTGCCGACCATGCGTACCTGGGCGGACTTCGACAGCTTCCGGCCGTCTGCAGTGCGATCGATGATGTAGCCGGGCGGGAAGCCCTGGGCCGCGTAGAGTTCTTGAGGCTCCAGCATGCGCAGGCGGATATCGACGATGACGTAGGGCTCGCCACGCAACCAGACGGTGACCAGCGCGAGCCGATCCTTTGTGGTGATGGTTGCAGCGGGATCTGCGGCGTCCAGCGGTTGGCCGTTGCCGTAGTAATTGATCATGAAGGCAGCGACGCGCAGCGCGCCGGCTTCGACTTCGGGTGCGAGCTCGCATTCGACGACGGCGTGATGCGTGCCGCCTGCCAGCACCGCGCCGAGCGGATCTTGCGCATCGGCGCCGGGGCTGTGCTGCTGCATCGGCTGCATGTGCGCGGTGACCAGGCGGGCATGACTGCCCTCGGCGCAGATGGTCGGCGCGGGGTCGCGCATGTCTTCACCGGCGCCATCGTAAAAGCCGCCGTTTGCACGCTCGAGGAAGGCGGAAACCACGCCCAGGGCATGCGGACATCCGGCAGGACGCGACGCGCCCGCGCCGCTGGTGATGGTGGGCATCGGGTCGTCGGCCGCTGCGCCGCCGCTATCGCCGCGGAACTTGACCAGGTGCGGGGCGATCAGCGCGAAGCTACCACCGCCTGCGTGTATGGTGCCGATCGCGTCGAGAATGTCGTGCGTACCTTCGCCGCGGCGCTTGGTCGCTCCCGATCCCTCGCCGTGAGCCGCCTGCAATAACACCGGCGTGACGATTCCGAAATGCCCGCCCTTCACGCCAGCGCAGATGGTGGCCAACGGGTCATCGGCCGGCATGTTGCGTTGATTCGATCCGTTGGCATGCTCGGTGACGAACGGGGCCAGAACAGGTTCACAGAGCGCGAGTTCGCCGCGGTTCGCTCCGGTGATCGTCGCAAGGGGTTCGCTCACAGGCGGCACCGTGCGGCTACCTGCGTGCGTAAGGGGCACGATGAAGGGTTCGGGGCAATCCAACACGAACCGCTGCACTCCCTTGGCAATGCGGGTCATGGTCTTTTCTGCGAGCGGGCGTTTGCGATCGAAGATCGAACGGCCCGGGATGCTCCAGTCGATGCAATCGGCGGCAGAGCGCGGCGCGGTCAATCCGGATTTCTTCGCCTCCGAACGTTTCTTCGCGAACTTCGGCGCCGGCCAGCGAATCGGCTCGCCGTCGCGGCGCGCGCACACGAACAGGCGATCGCGCTGTGTGCCGGCACCGTATTGGCTGGCCACCAATCGTTTCCACTCCACCACGTAGCCCAGTGCGCGCAGCGCAGCCACGAAGGCATTCCACGTGCGGCCGGCGTGCTTCGGGTCGGGGATCAGCCATTGCTCGCGCAGCGGAACGCGCTCGCCCGGCATTGCGATGCCGCAGGGTTTGCCATCCGGCCCCAGCTTGATGACGCGGCCGGTCGATGGGTCGCGCTTCGCGATCAGCGGACCCCACTGGAGGATCTGCTTCACGTTCTCCATGCTGATGCCGCGCGGTGCGCGGCCGACACGCCGCAGCTTACCTGCCCACTTCAGGATCACCCACGACAGGCTGCGCGTCGCGCGATCGCGCGGTTGACCGCCCTTGGCCTGGCTGAAGTGCGTGCAGTCGGGGCTCGCGTGCATCCAGCCAACCAGGCGGGCGCCGACTTCGCGCACGGGGTCGGCATGCCAGATGTCTTCCTGCAGGTGTTGCGTGAACGGGTGGTTCGCGGCGTGCATGCCGATCGCGAGCGCGTCGTGATTGATGGCGATGTCGGGGTCGCGGCCCAGCGCCATGCGGATGCCAGTGCTAGCACCGCCGCCGCCGGCGAACAGGTCGACGACGATTTCGCCCGGGCGCAGGCGGCCGGTTTGCGGCGGCGGCATGTTGAAGCTGTGTTGACCGGTGCCGTCAGCCATTGGAGGTGGCCTCCTGCATCTTTGGTGGGCTGAGGGCGGCGATCACTGCGGCGGCGATGCGTGTCGTGTAGTCGCGCATGTTCTTGTTGGCGCCGCGCAGCTGCAACATTGAACTGGATAGGTAATCGGCCCCGCATTCGGCGACAAATTGCCTAACGGTGCGGTTACCCATCGCGCCCCATGCGCCAGTCCAAGCGTCGCCGAAACAGGCCACGGTGATGCGGCCGGCTCCGGGCTCGAAGTCCTCGAAGTAGCACAAGATCGGATCTAGCCTGTCGGATCGCGGAATGCGCAGGACGCTCACCCCTTCCCTGGCCTCGGGAGAATGGGCGGGCGGCTGCGGTGCGGCGGCGAGAATTTCTGCATAGCGGATCTCCGCGCCGAACAGGCTTGGAAATGCGTTGAGCATCGCCGGAGTCGCCTTGATCGGGACCAACTGCCATCCATTCGGCACCGCATCTGCGCACACTGCGCTGGCGGGCGCAAAGACCGGAAACAGACGCACGCCGTTGACCTTGGAATTCGGGAACATGGCATCGTAGGGGTATCCCTTCGGCAGTTCGTCCTCGTTGATCCAGCCGATGATCGTTACCACGGTCTTGGGGGAATTGGTGTGCCACGCTTCGTGGCAGGTCAGCGCGTACAGATGCATGTGCATGCGGTCGAACAGGTCAATTCCGTTCGCCCCTCTGAACGGGGTCTGCGGAAGAGGCGGAAACATGCCCTCCGAAACCCCGCCCGCCTTGCCCTGCTGCGCGAGGGTGCGGATAGCTGCCTCGCCTTCGCGAGTTGCATCCCTGATCTTGCAGACCGCAGCCATGACCGCCTCGCGCGGCAATACTTCGGCGTCGAAGTGCTCGTCGCTGACTCTCAGGCATGTCAGCGCGGCCAGTTCACGGATGATCTTGCCGGCCCACGCCAGCCGCGTGATGTCGTCGGTCATGGCTGCGATCCTGTGAGCGGCAGCCAGCCAATCGGCGTGCCCTTGCCTTCGGTGAAGTGGTCGTGGCTCCAGCACCACCCGGCGAACTGCCAGTCGCTTGTTTCGTCGCCTTCGCCCGGCCATGCGCCGATAGTCCAGTGCGGACCTTCGCCGTCCTCCACGTCATGCTCGCTGAATTCGACCAGCATGCGCACCATCGTTCCATCGCGCGGCGCCGATTCCATCGGACGAGCCGCCTCGCCCTGAGTCGTCATCGGCTGGCGGGCTGCCGCCGATTGCTGGACAAGCTGTCGGATTTGCGCGCCGACGCCGTGCTCGTCACCGTCATGGTCAAGGATGGCGGCCAAGCGCGAAAGCTCGGCGGCCGGCACCGCATCTGCGCGCCATGCGGCCTCGCGGGCGGCGTTCCAGCCCCGCGCATATTCTCCGTTGACGACCGTTGCAGCGCCCTCCGGTACGCCATCGATGCGCCAGTGCCACGCGCTGTTCGTTGCGCACGGCGGGCACCGGACGGCTTCCGGCAGTGGCACCGCGCCCGCAGGCTTGGTGAGTGGTGGAGCTTTGTTTTCAATCGCCATGTTTGATGTCCTTGATCCAAGGGAAGCGCGCGGCAATGCGGCGCTGAAGACGGTAGGAATTGGCGTGCCGGAAATGGCCCGTGTAGCTGGTCAGCACGGCGCGCACATGGCGCCGCTGGTCGGGTGTGGCGTGGATGCGCCCGCGGCGCACGTGAAGCGATTCCCAGCTTACGAGCGCTTCGGTGGCGTGGCTCACCACGCGGCGGCGCACCAGCGTGTACGTCGGCCGGACGATGTATCCGAGGAAATCGATACCGTCGCCCAGGCGCGCCAGCCGCTTTTCTGCCTTGAGTTCGAGGCGGAGCTGGTCGCGCAGGAATGCGGTGATTTGGGCCTGCCAGCGTTCGAGCTGCGCGCGGTCGTGGTGGACGATGACGAAGTCGTCGACGTAGCGCAGGTAGCGTTTGGCCTTCAGCGTGTGCTTGACGAACTGGTCGAGCGCATCGAGGTAGACGTTTGCAAAGAATTGCGATGACAGGTTGCCGATGGGCAGGCCGTGCCCGGCCGGGGCGTTGCACAGGCGTTTGTGGGGCGGCACCTGGGCAAGTTCCGCGGCCGTGGCGCGCACGTCGACGCCGGCATGCAGTGGGTCGCGGCGCAGAAGCGCATGGGTAACCTGCTGGACCTCACGCGGAAGGCCTGCGCGTTCCATCCGGCGCTTGAGCATGGCCCACAGCGTCGGCCGGTGGATGCTGTTGAAGAAGTTGCGGATATCGAGCTGCAGGAACCAGCCATCGGGCTGGCCGCTGTCGACCTGCCGCACGAAGGTCTGCAGCCGTCGGACAGCGGCATGGCTGCCCTTGCCGCTGCGGTTGGCGTAGCTGTCGTGGATGAAGGTGGGCTCGTACAGCGCTTCGAGCTGCGGGATCAGCCAGTGATGCACCACGCGATCGGCGAAGTCCGGCGCGTGGATCTCGCGCGCCTTGGGCCGGGTGGCGATGAAACAGGTGGACCGCCTCGGCGCCCAGGTGCCGCCTTCGATCTGCGCCTGCAGGCGCAGCAGGCCGCGGCTCCACCGCGCGTCGAACCGCAACTGGTTATGGCTGGGCACCTTTTGCCGGCGGGCGCGCCGCCAGGCCTTGTACAGCGATTCCAGCGGCACGCCCGCCGTGTCACCCCGACACTCACCGGAACGGCGCACGGCCAACGCAAACCCGTTGTTGTTGCGGTGGTTGTTGTTGACGTTGCCGTTGTTGAAATTGACGTTCCACGCGTCCGAAGCGGACGCACCCCCGCGTACTTGCGACATGGCCGGCCAGCCGAATGGGTAGGACGGCGTCGTCATGATGTGGCCCCCGTGGAGGCGACGCGGGTACTCAGTGTCTCGGCACGCTGCGCGAAGGCATCGGAGCCCCGCGCATTCTGGCCATTGGGGTGCAGCTTCTTGCGCCAGCCGCCGGCCTGCTTTCCGAGCGCTTCGATCAATCGAAGCAGATACTCGAACTGCCGGAAGTTGGCGGTTGCCTTGAGCAGCTTTGCCACCTGCAGGTAACGCTGCAGCTCGTCAATTGCCCACACCAGATCCACCACCCATCGGGCCTGCTGCGCTTGGTCACGCCACGCGCGCTCGGCCAAGCCATAGACGTGCATCGCCTGCTTGCGGAGGTCGGTGCCGATGACGTAGCGGTGGTAGCGAACGAAGCGCCGCACGGCGTCTTCGATCTCGACGCATAGTTGCTCGGCGGCTTTGACGATGGGTGGAAGCTGGAAGGTCATCTGTCAGATCCGTTCAAAAAGGCGAATTACTGACCGGAACGGCGCACGGCCAACGCAAACCCGAGGCCGTAGCGGCGGCCGTAGCTGACGCCGCCGTAGTAGAAACCGACGCTCCACGCGTCCGAAGCGGACCAGGCGGCGGGCGTGGTGCTCCAGTACCAGTCGTTCGCGATGTCGCGGAAATAGTCGGTGTTGATCGCGGGTGCATGCCGCGTGCGATCGATCAGCAGTTGCAGCTGATCGATAGTCGGCAGTTCCCAGTCGTTGAAGCCGGCGACCGTGCAGACCTTGCATGCGGCTTCGCATTCGGCCTGGGGCACGTCTTTCGCCACGTTGGTGGCGGTGAACATGATGCCGTGCTCGGGCAGCAGCACCGCCACATGCTGTTCGGTGGAGTCCACCGCCAACGGCTGGCCATCGGGGCCGATCTTGATGAAGGTGATTCGGGACATTCGATATCTCCAGGAGATGAAGTTCTGTTGCGGGTGAGGGGCTGAGCAGAAAAGCGAATTACTGACCGGAACGGCGCACGGCCAACGCAAACCCGTTGAGGTAGCGGCGGCCGTCGCCGACGAGGCCGTAGTCGAAATCGACGAGCCACGCGACCGAAGCGGACGCAGTGCCATCGGAGTCAACCAGCGGCGTGCTGGTCCAATGCCAGCGCGGCAGCACGCGCGGAAACAGGTTGGTATCGATCGCGGGCTCGCGGCGCGTCACGTCAACCAGCGCGGACAGTTCGCCGTGTGTCGGCAGGCGCCAGTCGTCGTGGCCCAGCAGGCGCAGTTCGGCGCAGCGCTGCACGCATTTTTCGTGCGGCTGGCCTTTGCCTGCGTCCGCAGGGTTTCCGAGCGATTCGACTGCCCACATCAGGTCGGTGGTGTGGTCGACCAGCGCGACGTGGTCGGTGCGCGGGTCATTGCCGGGAGCCCGCGAGCCGTCGGCGAAGATCTTGGTGTGTCCACTGATCGCGTGGCGCGTGGGTGCTTCGATCGACGCGGCGGATTCAGGCTGCGGCGCCAGCGGGATAGGCGCGGCAACTCCCGGCGGATACAGGCGCTGTCTTTCGATGCAGATCTCTTCCTCGCGGACCTGCCCGCTGTGCTCGGTGCGGTGGATGATGCGAATGCTTTCCATAGTGGCTCTCTGTGTTGGGGCAGCGCGTAGCGGTGCCGTGTGTGATGGGTTGGGAGCGTGCTCAGGCGGCCTTCGCCTGGGCTTGGATCTGCGCCAGCCGGTAACGCAGGTCGGCATCGCTGCTGCGGAGCTGTTCGAGTTCACGCAGGTCGGCTTGCCAGTCGCGGGCGCGCTGTTCGTAGGTCTGCGCGTTGATGCCGTTGCCGGATGCGCGTTCCGCATCGGCGACTGCATGGAGGAAGTCGGGGCCAGTGAGTTCGTGAGCCATGGGTGTGCCCTCAGTCGTCGTGATCGGCCAAGTTGGCCGGGTGGTGGAACAGCTTGGTGGTGCCGAGCTTTTGGATGCGGCCGCCGCGTTTCACGAAGGCGGCGATATCGGCGCTGATGCGGAGGCTGGCAGCGCGGTGCGGGCAGCACGTGGTTTCCACCGTGCCCGGCGCGGCCATGAAGTTGGTGGGCTGGCCGCGGCTGCGGCCGCCGCTGCCCTTACGCGCGATGCCGGTGATGGATTGGCGCGAGGCTGCGGTTGGCGGCGGCGTCGCGCGGCCGCGTTGCGGCTTGCCGGTCGCCTCGCTGATGTTCAGCCGGTAGCTGACGTGTCGCGGGCCGCCGCCGATGCGCAGAACGTCGCGCTGGTTGACCAGCGAAGTCATGGAGCCGCTGATCAGGTTGAGATCCGCGCCGGGTTCGATCGCGTCGCGGATTTCCAGCAGCGTGTAATTGCGCTTCGGATCCCTGGCCATGTAATCGCGCATGCGTGTAGCGCGGGGCGCCTTCTTGTTCATGCCGCACCCGCCTGGTGCTGCATCGGCGCCTGTAGTTGCTGCGCGGCGGCGACGCCTTTGGCGGTCAGCGCGGCGCTGGTGGCGAATTCGCCGGGCAGGTCCAGCAGCCACGCCCGCGCGAGCATGCGCACCGTGCGCACGGTGAAGGTGCTGGCCTTGCCGTCGTGGTCGATGGCGACCCACCAGCCACCGGCGCTACGGGTCAACGATCTGGCAGGAGACTTCAGGGCCGCCAGCAGCGCCCGCCGCTGTGTAGGCCCGAGTGAATCGATGATGGACATGAGCGGCCTCAGGCTGCGTTGGTGACGAGGAATGCCTGCTGGCGTGCTTCGCGCAGCTTGTGCAGCGGCACGCGGTGCGGGCTGTCGGGTTCGCGCCACCGCACTTCGGCCACGGCCTTGCTGATGTGCGGCACGGTGGCGATGCGGCATATGGCGCATTCGAAGTGGTAATAGCTGGGACAGATGGCGGCCACGCGTCGGCCGTGAGGCGCGCCGCGGGTTTCGATCATCTGCGGGCGATGGCCCGCAACGCAGGCGGGCACATCGGCCGGCAACGGGCTGGAAAACTGGATCATGGGTTCACCTCTGCGGCAGATCGCTGGGTGCGGGGTAGATGGGCAACGTGAAGGCGTAGTCGGGCTTGGGCGGCGACCACTCGCATTCGATATCGGCGTTGCCTTTGAGGATGCCGGTGCCGTCCACCACGCTCAGGCCTTCCCGCGACGGTGCGTCGTCGTTGTGGTCGATCGCTTCGGGGGCGGATGTCGCGACGCTGCGATTCACGCGCGCGCATCCGGTGCCGGCGCGCTGCCGCAGCCCTGGTAGTCGCTCAGGCTGCGGAGCTGTCGCGCCGCGGGATGGTCGATGTTGCGCAAGTCCTGCAGCACGCGATCGACGACCGCCTGCTGAGGTTCGTCCATGCCCAGGCGCGCGGACTGATGCACGGCGTTGCGCACGAGGCTGAAGGGCACGATCAGGGCGGCCATGTCATGCGCCCCGGGTCGGTGGATTGTGCGGCGGTGGCGGCGTGCGATCGCGGCGCGATCCTTCCCATTGCCGCAGCTCGCCGGTGATCATCGGATTCCTGGGCGGAACGCGGCTGCGTGGTGCATCGGGCGGGCCGTAGCGCGGCGTGTCGAGCGTGTTGGCTTCGGCGATGTGGAGCGTGCGTTCGGTGAACGCGAACAGGCGCAACACGGCGATCATCAACACCGCGCCCAGCACCAAGCCAGCGGCCAGACCGAGCATGAAGCCGGTGTTGTCCAGCAAGAATCCAAGCAGGGTGTCCATAGACGCCTCCGGCTGAGAGATCGGATCAAAGAGGCGAATTACTGACCGGAACGGCGCACGGCCAACGCAAACCCGTAGCCGTCGCGGAGGTAGTCGTCGACGACGCCGTTGTTGAAACTGACGAGCCACGCGCCCGAAGCGGACGCCGTGCCGTCGCGATTCATCAGCGCGGTGCTGGTCCAGTGCCAGTCGGGTTTGATGCCGGTGAAGATTGCGGGATCGACCGCGGGCGCGCGGTGCGTGTCGTCGATGATCCACGCGGCTTCGTTGCGCGAAGCGAGGGTCCAATCGTCGAAGCCGAGCAGGCGGAAGCCCTGGCAGCGCGCGATGCACTGCTGCTGGGTCATGGATTCGTCGGGTTCGGCGTCGCTTTCGCCGAGCGAGGTCACGCAGTACATCAGGCCGGTGGCGACGTCGATCGCGGCGACGTGGTCGGTGCGGGTATCGCCGGGCGGGTAGTGGCTGCCGTCGGCGCCGACCTTGATCCACTGGCGGGCGCTGGGGGCCAGCGCGAGAGTGGCGGCGAGGGCCGCGGCCACGTTGAGGGTGTTGGTGTTCGAAGTTGCCTGGGTGCGCATACCGCCTCCTGAATGAGTAGGAGGGCGGCCGGCCGGGGTGGGGAACCCCGGCCGGCGAGGCGGAGCGCGTTACAGCCTCCAGGCTGTCGCAGAACCGTTGCCCTACCCGGTGGGGAGACCGGGCAGGGCGACTATGGCATTCCGTCATTACGGTGTCAACGGTATCCCGTAATTATTTCTAAGCGCGCCTTTTTTGAACTGTTGCGATAAGCTCTGGCACTCAATCTTTGCTGATAGCGTTCTTTTGAGGACGCGGGCTTGGTTCAAAGAATGAAGTATTGAAGGGGAAGCTCATGGAGATGTTTTTAGCTGTGTTGTGGCTCGGAACCGCTATTTGGGTGTGGGCCGATGCATCACAAATCGGAATGCGAAAAGGCCTCATCGACGGGTTCGGCGATGCAGGCCCTTTTTTTTGGTTTCTGGCTGTGCTGCTGCTTTGGATCGTTTTCTTTCCCTACTACATCGCCAAGCGACCTGCCATCAAGGAAGCCGCGAAGCGAGCAAATGGTCCGCACGGCGGCTCGAAATATCGCCGCAGACCGACCTATTACAAATAATTTAGCTGTTGGCTATCGATGCCAAGGGGGCTGGTATGCGTTGGTTCTTAGGGGTGTTGCTTGCGATGGCGATGTCGACAGCGTTTGCTGGCGATACGTACCGTTTTGACCGCGGCGTCGTGAGCGTTGGGGACTCAACTGGCGCACTGATCGATAGGGCAGGTCAACCCTCGCGCGTGACACCGATCCAAAATGGCTTCGGAGCCACAATGGGCGAGCGGTGGGAATACTATCTACGCGGCAAGACTGTTGCCTTTGTGATCAGCGCCGGCAAGATTCAGCGAATTGAAGAGTCTCGTTAATCTCGTTTACGAGAGCCTTCTATCCAGCTGCGATCGCGGATTAATCCTGCATCGTCGAAGCTAATACCTTCGACGATGCATTCGCGCGCTCGTTCAATTCGCGATAAAAGCTCTATAAGAGTTTCGTCTGGCAAAGAATCAATCCCGCCGTGCCACTGAATGGTTTCTTGCCGAATCAACCACTCCAAATTGTAGAGACCGCTGATGTCCTTTATCCGGCTACGGACCGCATCTCTTCTGTGGTGATCGACGACATAGTCGTTTTGCTGAGTTTCGATCACGGATAGGCTTGGCTTTGCGTTCAACGCTTTCATGTCACGCAGAACGTCTGTCCTTGCTGCCAGAAGCCGCCCCAGTTCTTTCAGCCTCGACGGATCGTGCCCCATGCTTGCGCATCCTCTCTGCAAATCGCTTCGTCAGATCGAGTAGATTCGACGGTACCGGTGGTTCCCCGAACTCTTCGACTACGGTGTAGGCGATTTCCAGCAGCACGGGATCAGAGATCCACTCTGCTGGCTCTTCCCTGATTTCCAGATATTCCTTGAGCACCTGAACCGACGCGCCGATGATTGAGAAATCCGGTCGCGCGGGCTGAGACTGGTACTCGGCCTGGGGCTCTTGCACCCCATATTTCGGTTGTTGCCCAGTTTCCAGCCAACGAGCGGTCACGCCCAGGGCGGCGGCAATTCGGTGCAGCTGAGTCGTGCCCTTCTGATCGCCGGCTTCAAGTCCAGATAGCGTCGAGTACTTCAGGCCGACCTGCTCAGCAAGCCGTTGCCTGGAGATGTTTTGCGCTGTGCGCTCGTTTCTGATGCGTTCGCCGATGGTCATTTTGTGATTCTTATGGAACTCCGTAACGGAATGCAGTTGACAATCGGCTACGGGATGCCGTAATTTTTTCGCCATGGAACTTACTTGGCCCGACCGAATCCGCGAACTCGAAGCTGCTGGCTGGTCCCTCAAGGGGCTGGGAGACGAGATAAAGCTGTCCCCGCAGGCCATCAGCGACATCAAACAGGGCCGCACGAAAGCCCCCACCGGCATGGCCGCCGTCCAGCTGTTCCAGCTGCACGAACGCGTGTGCGGCGAGGGCAGGGCACCCACCCAGCCCGGCCCGTCCACCCCCGATGCACCGATGGAGGCTGCGGCGTGAGCGGCGAGCGCCGGCCCAGTCTGACGCCCGTGCTGTGGGCACGAATCCTGGCGAGATACGGAGAGCTGGGCCGGCCGCTGACGGATGCGGAGCTGCAGGCGATTGTGCTGTCGGCGGCGGATACGTCGGCGAAGCGCTTCGCCGTGACGCTGGCAGGCGCCGCGCGCACGGTGGGCACTTCGCTGCGGCGCTGCCGCGCCAGCGGCCTGATCGCGGATGAGGTCGACAGTTTCGAAAGATTCACCACCACCACCAACAACGCCAAAGCGCAGGCGCAGAGGGGATTGACCATGAACAGTAAACCCGCAGTTGCCATTGTTGCAGGCGCGGATATGCAGGCGGACCGCCTGCATTTCGCAGTTGGTGTGGCACGTGCTGTCGGTCCGGGCCACGTGGATTTCGTGTTTGAGGATCTGACGGCCGATGAGGGCAATGATCTTGGCGCGGTCGACACGCAGCGCATTGCCGACAGCATCGTATGCGGGTATCGCACGGACGAAATCATCATGACCCCCGGGCTGTGGTCGCGCGTGTGGGCGCTATACAAAAAGCTCGGCAGGACGTTGACCGAGGAAGAGCTTTCCGGGCTTGCGGCTCTTGAGCAAAGTGCTGTGGCCGCCGATGCGGCCCCGGGCGACGATTCGGCCTGCACCGTGCGGCAGGAGATGGTGTGGGACGGAGCGTTGGCGTTGTTCAAAACCGGCGCCTTCGGAACTTTTTCCGATGCGGTAAAGCAGGCGGACGATGCATTCCGCCTGCTCACCGGTAAATCGACGATCAGCGCGCCTGAATCTTGCCCGCAAGAATGATGAACGCATCTCCGATCGCGCCCGCAGCATCTTGCGCGGTTGTGCGCTTCATGCCATCCGAGTCGGCGGTGTCGGGGAACTTGATCTGCCCGCTTTCGATCGCTGCGATCAGGAGCTTGGTGGTCTGCTCGATGGTGACTGTTGAAAATGCCATGTTGGCCTCCGGTGCCGTTGATTGGGTTGAACCACCAGCTTACACCGGGGCCCGGCATGGCAAAGAAATGCGTGCCGTGTGCCGGTTGCGCCAATTGACCGGTTCCGTGAGTCGGCTGTTCGATGTTTCGAGTCTTATGCATGGCCTGAATGTTGCGCCTAACGTTGGGCTTCGCGCATGAAGCCCGCGCCTCATTTTCTGCCGCCACGCCAGCAGGTGATCTATGCGATCACGCGCCGGATGCTTGACGAAACGGCCATGAATGCGAACACGTTCGCGATGGTGGTCGCCGAGTTGTATCTGCAGCTGACCGCGCCCGACGTGCGCACGGTGCCCATGAAGTTGGGCGAGGGCGACGAGCTGCTGGCGGCGATGAAGAACAACGGGCAGATCCTGCGGCGCTACATGGACGGCACGGTGAAGGTGTTGCCGGCCGATCTGGAGGACGCTTGGGTGTTGGCGCTGCAGGCGCCGTATCGCGACGAGTGCGAGCTGATGCTCGCGCGGCGGCGCGGGCGGTTGTCGGTGGTGATCCCCGATGACACGGCCGGCGAGGGCGCCGAGGCGATGGCGCAGGTGATGGCCAACGCGGGCGAGCTCTGCAGCGGTTGGGCGCGCAGCCTGGCCGATGGCGTGATCGATCGCAGCGAACAGCTGCAGATTCTCAACAGCAGCGACGGTGTGATCGCCTCGGTGCTGCGCTTCCGTGCGCACGTGCAGAAGGCTGCGGTGCATGGATGAGTGCGAGTTCTACGACCGCGGCGAACGCGGCTATATCGCAGCGCTGTGTGCGGAGCAGGGCATAAGTCCCGGCACTGCAAACGCCTGCACGCAGGCGGGGTGCGCAACCCCGTTCAAATCGGGCGCCTGCGGGCTGCCCGAGTGTCCGAGACGACAGGGGGTGTCCGATGGTGGATGACGTGGATCGTGTGACGGCGATGGATGAGCGGCACCTGGAGGATGCGCTGCGTGCACGTGCGCAACGCCCGGTGAGCGAGGGGCTGACGCAGTGCGAGGACATGGAGTGCGGTGCGCCCATCACGCCACAACGGCAGGCGATGGGCGCGCGGCTGTGCATCGACTGCGCAAACGCCGACGAGGCACGCGCCGCGCACCATCGGCAGTGGAGGCGGTGAGGGTGGCCGCGTTGCCGAGGGGCCGACGCTATCGCGATGCATGCGCGGTGGTACGTCCTGCGTGCGGAGCGTTGGCCGGTATCCAGCGTGCGATGGCTGCGCTGTACAGCGCCGAGCCGGGGCCGACTGGCGACGATGCGATTGCCGAGTGTGAGCAGCGGCGTCGGGAATTCATGGCACGGCGGGCAGGGCAGGCGGAACTGCCATTGCCTTGTCAGGTGGTCGAATGATCGCTGCGCTTTCCCCTGCCCCCTTGGTTATGGAATCAGCGCGCGCTGCGCGCTGTGGTCGCGGCGTGCAGTGTGTCGCCGCGAACTCGAACCATCACGCGAAGCTGAACGGAGCCGGGAGCGGGTCCTCCCCGACTTTGCGCCTTGCGGGTAACGAGACTCGCATTCGGTGGGTAGTCAGTGGGTTCGGGGGTTACTGAAATGGCCTCGAATCATCAGGATGTACTCGATCAACTGCGCGCCTTCGGGCTGATCGTCGATGACCTTCGTGTCGGCGAGGCGCGGCCAGTCCGATGCAAAGTGGAGGGCGGCGATCGCGAGAAACGTGGCTGGTACATCCTCCACGAATTGCATACCACCGCCGGCGACGTGTTGCTGGTCGGCAGCTTCGGCATGTGGCGCGGCAACGAAAGCCACTCGCAGAAGATCGCGATCCGAAAGGATGCGTTCTCCGCCGAGCAGCGCGAGACGCTGAAGCGTCGATGGAACGAAGACCGCAAGCGCGCCGAACGCCAGCGCGAAGAGGAAGCCGCCCGCGCCGCTGCGCGCGCCGCCGCCGCGTGGGCGCGCCTGGAGCACACGGGCGATTCCCCGTATCTGGCGAAGAAAGGCGTGCAGGGACACGGCCTGCGTTACACCACGTCCGGATCCGCAGTGCTGCCCCTGTTGGATGGCGGCGGTAAAATTCACGGCCTGCAGTTCCTGCGAACGCCGGCTCAGGCGGAGAAGACGCGCCGGCCAACGAAAGAATTCTGGCCGCCCGGCCTGGTCAAGAAAGGCCACTTCCACCTGATCGGTGCGCCTCAGCACCTGATCCTGATCGCCGAAGGGTATGCCGACGCGGCGACGCTGCATGAAGCGACCGGGTATCCCGTCGCAGTGGCCTTCGACGCCGGCAATATCGAGCACGCCGCGATCGCGCTGCGCAAACGCTACAAACGCGCGCGGATGCTGATGTGCGCCGACGACGACGTGCTGGCCAAGTGCGGGCAGCAGGACTGCCGGCAGCGTTTCATCCTGGCCGATCACCCCAAGGTCTGCCCGCACTGCGATCGCGACCATCGCGCAACGAACACCGGCATCACCGGCGCAAGCACTGCGGCCCTCGCGGTGGATGGTGCCTGGCTGGCGCCGAGATTCGCCGACGAAGCGCAGCGTCGCAGCCAGTTCCTCGCCACCGGCGCCAAGATCACCGACTTCAACGACCTGCATGCGCTGGAAGGCTTGCACGTCGTGCGCACGCAGATCGAGGCCCGTCTCTCGGAACTCGGGTGGCGTCCACCGGCCCCGCGCGCTTCATCCTCCAGCACCGGGGGCGGGGAGCGCGACAAGCTCAAACCCATTCAACACCTGGACGACCTGCTGCAGCGTTTCGCGCTTGTGTACGCCGCCGGCGGTGCGGTCTTCGATCGCGCTGAACACTGCCTGCTTCCGCTCACCGACATGCGCAACGTGTGCGTGCGCAGCGAGCTGCACAAAGCCTGGATGGAACACCCCGACCGCGACATCGTGAGGCAGGTGGAGGTCGGATTCGATCCGGCCTGCACCGATCCCGCCATCACCTGCAATCTTTGGGGCGGGTGGCCAACAAAGCCGCGACAGGGCAGCTGCGACCGCCTGCTGGAACTGCTGCGCTACATGTGCAGCGGCGAGACGCGGCACGCTTCGCGCGTCTACGACTGGGTGCTGAAGTGGATCGCTTACCCCATCCAGCATCCCGGCGCGAAGATGAAATCCACGATCGTCGTGCACGGCCCGCAGGGCACCGGCAAGAACGTGTTCTTCGAAGCGGTGATGGCGATCTACGGCCAATACGGGCGCATCCTCGATCAGGATGCGCTGGTCGACAAACACAACGATTGGGCCAGCCGAAAGCTCTTCCTGATCGCCGACGAAGTGGTGGCGCAGGCGCACCGGTACGAGCTCAAGAACAAGCTCAAGACACTGATCACCGGCAACCAGATCCGGATCAATCCCAAGCACATCGCCGCCTACGACGAAGCCAACCATTGCAACCTGGTGTTCCTGAGCAACGAAGCCATGCCGGCCGTGCTCGAGGAAGACGACAGGCGTCACTGCGTGATCTGGACGCCGCCCAAGCTGGGGAAAGACGTCTATGCCGCGCTGCTGGCCGAGATCGCCAACGGTGGCGTGGCGGCACTGCACGATTACCTGCTGCGCTTGCCGTTGGGCGATTTCGACGAGGGCTGCCAGCCGCCGGACACCGATGCGAAGTTTGAACTGATCAGCCTCGGGCAGGACAGTCCGCTGGAATTCGTCGATGCCCTGGTCACCGGCGACGTGCCGCACATGGCGATGATCCCCGGCCTCACCACCGACTGGTACCGCGCCTATGTCCGATGGTGCGGCACTGTGGGCGTCAAACCGGCGCCGCTGAAGCGGTTCCAGAACGTCATCGGGCGAAAGCGTGGCTTCGATGCCACACGCAAACGCTACCTGCGCGGCCAGACCATCCTCGGCCCGCACTCGGTCCTGATGTTCGGCTGCGCCCCGCCGGAGGGCGGCGACGACACCATGTGGCTGGGCGATCAGATCGATGCGATGCGCTCCGCACTGCACGATCTGCTGGGCGGTGCCTCGTGACCGGCTGCCTTGTGCGGGCTGTGCGGGCAAGCGTGCGGCCGTCCGTGCGGGCACGAAGCCATACGCGCCGGGCGTGTGCGGGCTGTGCGGGCACTTCGCTTACGTGTGCGCCCGCACCCGCGCACGCCACGCGCGCAGGCGTGCACACGTGCGGGGAAGTGCCCGCACAGCCCGCACACGCCGCACACCCCTGCAACGGCGCGGGTTCGCGCCGGGCGGTGCCCGCACCGGCGCCCGCACAGTGGCCGCACACCTGTCAGCGCTCGCGCGCGCTCGGTCTCTCCCCCCTTTGCCTGAAAGAAAAAAGAGGGTGTGCCCTGTGACGATGGATGCGGTCAACGCGAACGAACTGGGGCTGAAGGCCTTCGCCCGGTTGCTTGGCTTCAAGCCCAGCTATGCGACGCAGCTCAAGAACGAAGGCCGCCTGGTGCTGACGGCCGACGGCAAGCGCGTGGTGGTCGATGAGAGCCGCGCCCTGATCGAGGACACCCGCGACCCGGCGAAAGCGGCAGTTGCCCGGCGCCATGCTCTCCAGCGAGCTGTAGGCGCGAATGGTGATTCCGCAGCGCCGAATTCTTCCACTTCCATGGAGCTGGAGGGCGCAGGTAGCGAAAGCGCGGAGGCTGCCGAGATGGTGCGGTACTCCGATCCCGTGGAGGCCAGCCATGCGCGCCGTAAGTCCAAGGCCCAAGCCGACAAGGCTGAGACAGACGCCAAAGCTGCTGAGCGCGACTACAGGACCAGTATGGGCGAACTGCTCAGCGCAGTTGAAGTGGAGCAGTCGCTGCAGATGGCCGCTGCCACACTCAGGAACGCGCTGGAGAATCTCCCGAACATCCTCGCGCCGGAGTTGGCCGCGGCCACCGATGAAGCGCGCTGCCGCGTGCTGATGCAGGAGGCCATCGAGCACGCGCTTGGCGACGTGTCCCGACGGTTCGCCGCCATCGGAAAGATGCCGGCATGAACGCCATCCTCCCGGTTCCGGTCAGGCTCAACCGGGTGCTGTCGCGCGCCTTCGCGCCGCGAAAGGTGTTGACCGTGAGCGAGTGGGCGGATACCAACCGCTTCCTGAGCAGCAAGGGCAGCGCCGAACCCGGCCGTTGGCGCACCAGCCGCAATCCGCCGCTGCGCGAGCCGATGGATTGCTTCAGCGTTCGCAGCCCCGTCCGAGACGTGGTGTGCAGGTTCCCTATCCAGCTCGGCAAGACCGAAGTGGAAGTCAACGTCGTCGGCTACACGATGTGCGAAAACCCCGGGCCGATCATGGTGGTCCTGCCCAGCGAGGTGTCGCTCAGCAAGTGGGTGGAACAGAAGCTCAACCCGATGCTGGAGGAATCGCCTGCGGTCAAACGCACGCTCACCAGCGTGGCCTCGCGCGACGCGGCGAACCGCCGCACATTCAAGGATTTCATCGGCGGCCAGCTGTACCTGGAGCATGCCGGCAATCCACAGCGGCTCAAGTCCACGTCGGTGCGCACGCTGGTGGTCGACGAGTTCGCGCAGTTCGCGTCGCTGCTGAAGGGTGGCGACGATCCCGACCTCATGCTGGACGGACGCACCTCCGGCTTCCCGGCCACCAGCAAGCGGCTGAAGGTCGGCAGCCCGGAGATCCTCGGCACGTGCCGCGTCACCGAACTGTTCGAAAAATCGGACCAGCGCTTCTTTCATGTGAAGTGTCCCCACTGCGCCCATGAACAGCCGCTCGAGTGGAGCGGTCTGCAGTGGACCCCGGACCTGCGCGAATGCTGGTACGTCTGCCGCGAGAACGGCTGCGTCATCCAGGAGCATGAAAAGACCGCGATGATCGCCGCAGGTCGTTGGGTTCCGAAGTTTCCCGATCGCCCGATCCGCGGCTATCACCTGAACTGTCTGTATTACCAGTTGGGGCTGGGGCCGCGCTGGCTCGAACTGGCGCGCATGTGGATCGATTCGCAGAACGACCCCGGCCGGCTCAAGACCTTCATCAACGACCGCCTCGCGGAACCGTGGGAAGACAAATCCCTCACCGCCGTCAAGCACAACATCCTGGCCGATCGCGCGGAACCCTACCGCCTACGCACCGCGCCACTCGGCGTGCTGGTCATCACCGCCGGAGTCGATACGCAGGACAACCGACTGGCCGTGCACATCGTGGGCTGGGGCGTCGGCCTCACGTGCTGGGTGCTGGATTACATCGAGATCCCGGGCGACCCGGCCGATGAAGAGGTCTGGACGAAACTCACGGATCTGCTCAACCGTCCTATCGAACATGCGCTCGGCACGCAGCTGCGCGTGCAGGCCACCGCCATCGATATGGGCGGTCACCGCACCGAGGCCGTCAAGCACTTCGTGCGCCAGCGCAGGATCCGCCGGCCGATGGCGATCTTCGGCTCAACCCGCAACAACTGCCCGGTGCTGAAGAAACCGCAGTTGCAGGATGTGAACTGGAAAGGACAGCTCGACAGGAAGGGCGTGCACACGCACGAAGTCGGCACGGTAGCGATCAAGCATCTGCTGTACAGCCGCATCGCGGTGGACGCCGAGCGCGAGGCAGCAGAGCGGATGGTCCACATCAGCGAAGAGCTGGAGCCCAGCTACTTCGGCGGCCTGGTCAGCGAGACCTACAACCCCACCAAGAACCGGTTCGAGAAGCGCCGCGGCGCGCCGCGCAACGAGCCGCTCGACACGTGGGCATACGCCTACGCCGCGACTCATCACCACGAACTGCGGCTGCACCGGTTCACCAAAGCGGACTGGGCAATGCTCGAGGGCCAAGTGCTCGCGAGCGTGGGCCAGCCCATCGTTGATGATTCCCGTGAAACACCACCGGCGCAGCCTGTCGCCGACCAGACCAAACCCGCCGCACATGTTTCACGCGAAACATCGCAGCGCACGAAGCGCGGCGGCATCGACACGCGGGACGGGTGGGGCCTGTGAAGCGGACGCGAGAAACCGAAGAAGAACTCCGGGCGCGGATTACCGATGCGCTGGTGCGCGACATCGGGGTGAGCGATCGCATGGCCCAGCCCTTCGTCGATAGCGTCATGCGGTGCTTTGCGGGAGAGCGGCCTTACTTCCCGTCGCACGAGAGGGTATATCCGCTGATGAACATTCGTGCTGCGCTGGAAAGTGGGGTGCCGTTGAAGCAGGTGATGCGCGAATTCAAAGTGTCCCGGTCCAAGCTGCACAAGCTCTTTCCCGGAGGGCTTCCAAAGGGGCAAAAAACAGCGTTGTCTCCAGTTTTGGCAAAAGTGTAGACAAATCGGTTTTTCCGCCCTTTGAAATCAATAGCTTGTAACGGTGTTGTCTACGGTTTTGCCTAGATCGTGGACAACCAAGCTCCCATCATGGTGTGCATGGCCACCGCTCAAGACATGCTGCAGCACTACATCGATGCCGAGATCGCCGTGCTCCGGGGGCAGCGATTCCGGCAAGGTGATCGTGAGCTGACTCGCGCCGATCTGGAAGAGATCCGCGCCGGCCGTCGCGAGTGGCAGGCGCGCGTGGACTCCGAAGCGCGCCGCGGTGGCGGCATGTGTGCGTTCGCTGACTTCGGTGGCACCACGTGAGCGCATCGCTGGCCAAGCACCGCCTGAGCGCTGCCGTCGCATCCGACCGCGCGGCGCAGGTCTTTTTCGCTGCGGCTCAGCGCGAAGAGATCAAGGCGCGTGCGCACGAAGTCACGCGACCGTCCCGTCATCGCAAGCTGGCGCGCGACTGGGGCAGCGGCAATGCCATCGTCGGCATGGATGCCCGGCAACTGCGCGATCAGGCCCGCCATCTAGAACGCGATCTGGATCTTGCGGACAACGCGCTGAACATCCTTGTCCAGAACACGGTCGGCAGCGGCATCGATGTGCTGGCCGCGCCGCGGCGGCCCGGCGAGCAAATCGACCGCTCGCTGGCCGAACAGATCGACGACCTGTGGGACAACTGGTGGGACGCGCCGGAAGTCACCGGAATGCACGATTACGGCGCCTGCCAGCAACTGCTGGCGCGCACGTGGTTCCGCGACGGCGAAAGCTATTACCAGGATCTGCTGGGCCCGGTGCCGTTCCTGTTGCATGGCTCCGAAGTGCCGTACAGCATCGAGATGATCGAGCCGGACATGATCCCGCTGGATCTGACCGACCCGTCGCGCAACATCCTGCAGGGTTTCGAGATGAACGCCTGGGGCCGCCCGGTTGCGGCCTACGTCTACAAGACCCATCCCGGCTCGCAGGCCGGGTCTACGTACGAAACCAAGCGCGTCAGCACCGACGTGCTGCACGGTATCCGCAACATCAAGCGCCTGCACCAGGTGCGTGGCTTGAGCGTGTTCGCCTCGGCCATGTCGCGATTCGAGGACGTGAAGGATTACGAAGAGTCCGAGCGCGTCGCCGCCAAGGTGGCCGCGTCCATGTGCGCATTCATCAAGAAAGGCAACCCGGATCGCTACGGCGAGAGCTCAGGTTCGCTCGTGGGCGAAACGATCATTGCGCAGTCCCCGGACCGGGAGCTGCGGTTCGCACCCGGCATGGTGTTCGATGATCTGTTGGCGGGCGAGGATATCGGCACCATTGCCAGCAACCGCCCGAATCCCAACGCCGCGCTGTGGCGCAAGGAACAGCTGCGCGCCGCCGCCGGCGGCGTCGGCGTGAGCTACAGCAGTCTGTCGTTGGATTACAACGGCACCTACTCCGCGCAGCGGCAGGAGCTGGTGGAAAAGTGGGGCGCTTACCAGATGCTGGCGGAGCGTTTCATCGCCATGGCCGTGCGCAAACACCGCATGCGCTTCATCGAAGCTGCTGTGCTGTCCGGCCGGCTGAATCTGCCGCGCAGCTGGCAGTTGAAGCATCTCGCCGCCAGCACCTACGTGCGTCCGGTCATGCCGTGGATTGATCCGCTGAAAGAAGCCTACGCGCGCGGCGAAGCCGAGGACCGCGGCTGGACGTCGCCGCAGCAGAACACGCTGCTGTATGGCAACAACCCCAACGACGTAGCCACGCAGACCAGCGACTGGAATGCGCAGCGCGAAGCGTCAGCGCTGCCGGCAGCACCGGCCGGCGCAGCCACTGCCCGCGCGGCGGAGATTCGCGCCGCGATTACCCCTTACATGCTGAAGGACTGACCCATGAAACTTTCGATTCTCGCGATCGCGCTCGGCGCCGCGTGCATGCTCGGCCCGATCACCGCCGATGCCGGCATGCTCGCCGGCCGCAGCTATCTGAAGGTCAATGCCTACGCCGGCGGCACCGCCGAGGTGATGATCTACGGCGCCATCGGCGAATCCTTCTGGTGCGATTCGGTGTCCGCGCATCAGCTCGCGCAGGACATCGGCGCCATCAATGCATCCACCATCCACGTGCGCATCAACAGTGAAGGCGGCGTGGTGTCCGATGGCATCGCCATCTACAACGCGCTGCGCTCGCACCCCGCGCGCAAGGTCGGCTTCGTCGACGGCCAGGCTGCATCGATCGCTGGCGTGATCCTGATGGCATGCGACGAAGTGGTGATGTATCCCACCTCGCTGTTCATGCTGCACGCGCCGGCCACCATCGCCGCCGGCAACGCTGCCGATTTCCGGTCGTTCGCGGACACGCTCGACACCCACGCGCGCGCCATGGCCGAGGCCTACGTGGCGAAAACCGCCAAGCCCGACGAAATCACCACGCTGCTGACCGATGGCCGCGACCACTGGTACACCGGCGCCGAAGCGCTGGCCTTCGGCTTCGCAGACCGCGTCGAAACCGGCGCACCGGCCGTCGCCGCCGAGGCCGCGCGCGTGGTCGCGCTGGACGGCTATCTGGCCGCCATCCCGCGCGCACCGGCACCGGTCACCGCGCAGCTGCGCGGTCACGTCGCCGCCACCCTTTCTCCCACCGTATTCGCCTCGCTTTCCGAGGTGTCACAGCAGGCCGTGATCGGCCAACTCGAGGATCCCACCATGCAACATAAGTACTCTCAACTTCGCGTCCTCGCGTCGGCCGCCGCTACGGCGTCCGCTGCCGCCGCGCAGACCGGCGCGCCCGCGGCGCCTGCCGCAGTTCCGCCCGTCGCCCCGGCAACGGTCACCGCCGCAGCGCCGGTCGTCGTGGCGGCCGGCAGTGCCGATGTCACCGCCGCACTCGCCGGCCTGCGCACGCGCAACGCCGAGATCCGCGCCATGGCGCAGCCGCACATGGGCAATGCCCAGGTGTCGGAATACGTCGCCCGCGTGATCGACGAAGCCGACCCCGCCGTCACCGCCGACAACGTGGGCCGCCATGTGCTGGCGCTGCTCGCCCAGGGCGCTGCGCCGCTGGCCGGCAATTCCGGCGTGGTGGCGGGCCGCGACCAGCGCGACCTGACCCGCGCCGCGATGTTGAACGCCATTGAAGCGCGCGCCGGCGTGGCGGCCGCGACCGGCGACAACCCGTTCCGCGGCCACACGCTGGCGGAGATCGCGCGCGCCTGCGTCACCGCGGCCGGCGTCAGCACCAACGGCATGGACCGCATGCAGATCGTCGGTACCGCGTTCACGCATTCGTCGTCCGACTTTTCTTTCCTGCTCAGCGATGCTTCCCGCCGCGCCGTGTTGCGTGGCTATGAGGAAGCGGAGGAAACCATCAACCAGTTCACCCGCGCCGTGAGCGTTCCGGACTTCAAGCCGACCAATCTGGTGGGCTTGGGTGCGTTCTCCGATCTGCTGGTGGTGCCTGAGGGTGGCGAGTACAAATACGGCACCTTCAGCGAGCAATCGCAGGCGATGAAGATCGTCACGTATGGCCGCCTGTTCTCCATCACGCGGCAGGCCATCATCAACGACGATCTGGGCATCTTCAGCGAGGTGCCGCGCAAGCTCGGTCAGGCCGCGCGCCGCACCGTGGCCAAGGCGGTATTCGAGCTGATCACCTCCAACCCGACGCTGCCGGACGGCTATGCGCTGTTCAGTGCCGAGCACGGCAATCTGCTCACCGGTGCCGCCATCAGCACGACTAGCGTCGACGGCATGCGGGCCGCGATGGCGCTGCAGAAGGACGACGACGAAAACAGCATCCAGGTGCCGCTCCGGACCCTGCTTACCCCGATCGCGCTCGGCGGCTTGGCCCGCACCGTGCGTGAAAGCCAGTACGAGGTGAGCGGCAACAAGAGCAACACCACGCCCAACATCGTCCGCAACACATTCGATGTCGTCGACGATGCTCGTCTCGATGGTGCGAGCTCGACGGCCTGGTACGGCGTCGCCAATTCGGCATTCGTCGACAGCATCGTCATCGGCTACCTCGACGGCAACCAGACGCCGTACCTCGAACAGCAACAGGGGTTCGACGTCGATGGCGTGGCCTGGAAGGTCCGTCTGGATGCGGCGCCGGCCGTCGCCGATTACCGCGGCATCTTCAAGAACCCCGGCGCCTGACGGGAAGGAATCTGCGGCGGGTCAGCCCGCCGCAGGTTCGGTCTCGCGTCAATCGTCCTCAACCCTCCCCAGGAGAACAGTTATGAAAAACGCACATCAGGACGGCCGGGTGCTGAACGTCACGCTCACCGCGGATGTCGCCAGCGGCGGCGCGGTTTCGCAGGGCCGGCTCTTCGGTATCGCGGTCACCAACGGCAAGAGCGGCGACACCATCGCGGTGATGGTCGAAGGCGTTTTCCGCCTGCCCAAGCTCAGCACAGCAGTCATCGCGGCCGGCGCCGCCGTGACGTGGGACGTGTCCGCCAGCCAGATCATCGTGGCATCCGCTGCCACCGGCGACATCGAGAACTTCGGCTATTGCACGGAGGCTGCCGGTAACGGCAAGACCGAAGTGGCGGTGCGTCTCTGCCCGGGCCTGGGCATTCCCAAGGCGGCCTGATCCGGATTCACCGTTACCCCCGGCCGTCGCGCGCGTTCGATGACGCGCGCGACGGATCGGTCACCCAGCGCGCAGGACACCATGGCCGACGACATGCCCAACCATCGCCGACACGACGACCCGCCCGAAGGCGGCGAGCCGCCGCATCACCGGCTTGCCGATATCGCCGAAAGCGCAGTGGCCAAGGTCGGTGCGCGCATCGTCACGCCGACGTTGCTGGCGATCACGATCGCGCTGCTCACGCTGATCGGCAAGCAGGTGCTGGAAGGCCAGGCGAGATCCGACGCGCGCCTGGACGTGCTGGGCGGCAACGTCGGGCAGTTGTCCTCCGACGTTCGCAACATCAACACCCGCCTCGATGAACGCGTGATCAGGCAGGTGGAAACCAATACCGACGATATCCGCGACCTCAAGAAGCGCGTCGGCCAACTCGAAGCATCTGTGAGAACCCCATGAAACTGCCCGAATTCAAGCTCTCCACGAAGTTGTTGGGCATCGCCCTGCCGCTGTTGACAGTGGTGGCGCTGTTCCTGTTACTGACCGCCAGCGCATTGCCGCAGGTGGGCGCGCTGCCGGACTTGTTCGCGTATGCGCTGGAACTGGCGCCGCGTTCGATGTATGCGCTGGCCATCGGTGGCAGCACCGCGCTGGCGATGAATCTCACTGCAATGAACATCGGCAACGAACTGCGATGCAGGCTGGTCGACCGCGCCGCCGAGGGCGAGTTCGGCCCGATGATGGTGCTGCTGGGCGAAACCTTCGCCTGGCTGGCGTGGGCGCTGTTCTGGGCGCATGTCTATCTGAGGGGCCTGTGATGCGCGCCCTCGCGTGCGTGCTGCTGATCGCGCTGGCGGCATGCAGCAACGCGCCGGACTCCATCGCGACGGCCGCGGCCGACCTGTCGGACAGCGCTGCGGTGGCCGTCTCTACGCCGGTGCAGGCGACGCAGCTGATCGCGGCTGACGTGGTCGCGCCGGCTGCGGCAACTGTCCAGGCGGCCGTGGTGGAGATCGCACCGCCGGCAGAACCCGAAGCGGCCGCGACCGCGGCCGCGCCGCAGGTCGACCCGCGCGCGGTCGCGCTGATCGTGCGCTGGGAAGTGACCAGCCGCGATTTTTACAGTGCCCGCCTGCAGGGCGTGATCTGCCCGGGTGGCGCCAGCGGCCCCACGTGGGGCATCGGCTGGGATGGCGGCCACCAGACCCGCGAGGCGACGCTTGGCGCTTGGGCGCAGCACCCGCAGGCCGCGCGCCTGGCCGACACCAGCGGCGCCGTGGGCCCGCAGGCCTGCGCGCGTTCACGCGCCGCACTGCGCGATGTGCGCGTGCCGCTGGATCTGGCGGAAACCGTCTTCGCCGATGCGATGCTGCCGGCGTACCGCCGCGCTACCCTCCGCGCGTATCCCGGCATCGAGATGCTCGGCCCGCTGCCGGAAGGCGCAATGGTGAGCAACGTCTTCAACCGCGGCGCATCCATGTCCGGCAGCCGCGCCGCCGAGAAGCGTCATATCCGCGATGTGTGCGTGCCCCGGGCCGAGACCGCATGCATCGCCGCGCAGCTGCGCGCGTCGTGTCGGCTGTGGCGCGGTACCGGCAACGAACGCGGCCTCTGCGGTCGTCGTGAGGATGAAGCGCGCATGGCGGAGGGGCAGGGATGAGCATCCTCTCGCGCCTTACCGTCACCCCCTTGCTGTATGCCTGCGGCGCGTTGCTGGCGCTGTCGCTGGGGCTGGGCGTCGCATTGAAGATGGCGCACGCCGACAGCCGCGCTGCCCAGGCCGACACCGCGACGGCCGTCGCTCAGCGCGACACGGCCGTGACTGAGCGCAACGCGTGGAAAGGTGACGCCCTCGCCGCCACCGCTGCCAACGCCGCATGGGAGAAGACCGCGCAGGACCTGCAGGCGGAGATCCAGCGCCAGCAGGACGAGGCGCGCCGCAGTGAGGCAGCAAATCAGCAGGCCATCGCCGCCGCGCGCGCGGCCTATCTGGATGCCGACCGCGCGCTGGACAAGTTCACCCGGCAATTCCAGACCGAATCCCGAAAGCCGCATTGCGCCCAGGCGCTGGCGGCGATGGAGGCTGCATGTCCCGCACTACGCGATTACTGAGCTTGATGGCCGTCACTGCTGCCCTGACGGGCTGCACGCAGGCGCAGGAGAAACCCGATCTGCCGCCGGCCACCATCATCAAGCCGCAGATCGTTTACGTCGACCGCTACGTGTACGTCCCGATCAAGGAGGGCCTGACCGAGCAACACCCGATCGCGGAAGGTCCGCTCTCGGTTTGTCCGTCCGTCGCTGCCGCGCGCAAGGCCGAACTGGTGAAGTGCAACGCCGACAAGCGCGGCATCCGCGCCATCGAAGGCACGCCGCTCGGCAAGGGCGACCGCTGATGGGCCAGCGCGCGTTTCTTGCCGAGCTGGACAACGAGATGCACGCGGCATTCGCCAGCGTCGGCATGGCCGACGACGCGCTGTATCTGCGCCCGCAGGCCGCGCCGGATGAAGCGCCGGTGGCGTGTCGCGTCTATGTGGATCGCGACACCGCCACGTTCGGCGGCATCCGCCAGACCAAAGCGCAGCGCATCGAGCTGGTGTACGTGCTGTCGGCGGGCTTCGCGCCAGAACAGTCCGGCACCGTGCTGGTGGACGGCGACCGCTACGAGAACATGGACCTGTTGTCCAACGATGGTTCGCTTTCGCGCTGGATGGCTCGCCGTGTCGGCGCCTGATCTGGAACCCATCTCCTGGCGCGCGCTGGAAGCGCTGGCCGAGGTGGTGCGCGGCATCACGCAGGCCAACGGCTATCACACCGACATCGGCGCCGGTCCGGTGATCCTGGACGATGAGCAGATCGATGCCGACGCCCCTGATCAGTCCGCGGTCTTCATCGACGCCACCGAGATCCTCACCACCAGCACCGGCCGCGCCATGGTCGTCAGCGGCATGGATATCACAATCGAATTCGTGGTGCCGCGCACTTCTGTCAACCGCAATCCCAAGCTGCTGGTGCATCGCGGCTGTGCGGATCTGGTCCGCGCGCTGACATTCAAGACCGCCGGCCGCGATACCACGCTGCCCGATGGGTTCCATACGTTCACCGTCACCGGTGCGCGCCTCGACGGCATCACCGACGAGGACACCGGCGACGCAGTCGTCATCGCTCAGGTCACCGCGCGGGCGGGCCTGACCGACCTCAAATCGCCCGCATAAACCGCCCACGGAGACTCTCTCATGGCAAACCCCAAGCCCCGCCAGTTCGCCGGTGACTTCCGCATGTGGCGGAAGGCTTCCGACGGTACCCTGACCCCGGTCATCCCGGAGCCCACCGACCCGTACGGCAATCAGCCCATCGAAACCAACGCCTTCAACTTCGGTTACGAAGCCGGCGATGAGGTCGTGATCAAGTCGAAGCGCCGCGACAACGCCTACAACCAGACCATCCACAGCGACCAGCAGCCGGGCGCCACCAGCCTGTCCATCCAGCTGCTGGAAATGCCGGTGGCGATTCTGGCGCGCGTGCTGCGCGGCGTGGCCGCAAGCGCGACCACCGCGTCGGGCACCGTCACCGACGAGCCGTTCACCGTGGGCGAGATCAATGCACCCATCCAGCTGGCGCACCGCTACATCAGCAGCCTGGTGGTGAAGGAAGGTGCCGCCACGCTGGTGGCCGGCACCGACTACACGTTCGACCTGCGACGCGGTCAAGTGATCCCCACCGCCGCCGGTGCGATCGATGAAGCCGATGAGTTGTTGATCAGCTACAGCTACGCGGCCGTGGATGCCACCGTGATCCAAGGCGGCGCCACGCCCATCGAGTCGTTCTACATCACCGGCGACATGCAGGACCGCATCGGTGGCGACAACGGCGAGCTGACGGTGTACGAGGCGCGTCTGGGCGTGGAGGACGATATCGACTGGCTGTCCGCCGAGCCGCTGTCGCCCACCCTCACCGGCGAGCTGATCCTGCCCAACGGTGCGCCCGCGCCGTACACGTTCGAGCTGTACAAGCAGGCGGCCTGACGTGGCGCGGCGTCAGAAAAGCGCCGCGTCCCAACTGCCGGGCGAAGACATTCGCCCGGCAGTTCCCGCGCGCGTGAACGTCATCATCCGCGGCGGCCACCGGCACCGCGGCGTCACCTATGCCGCCGACACGCCGTACGTGGCGGACGCAAGCGAGGCGGAACACCTGCGAAGCTTCGGCGCGCTGGTGGAGGGCTGAGTGGCCAGCCGGCGCAACAGTGCTTTGAAGCTCTACGTGAGCGGCAGGCGCGCGAAGGATCTGCACGGCCTGACCGATCTGGCCGGCAACATGCTGGATGCGCTGGATACCGCCGTCATCCGCGCGCGCGTGGGTCTGTCGCGGCGCGCCGAGCCCGCGGCGAAGCGCAACGTGCGCGCGGTGTACGGCATCAACGCCGGTAGCCTGACCGGCCGGTTCCGCATCGATCAGGGCGTGCGCGGCAAGGGCGCCAAGAGCAGCGAACTGATTTCCATCTGGGCGAGCACCCGCGGCTTGCCGCTGCTGGAGTTCAAGGGCGCGTGGCGCGGCCGCAAGGCCACCGGCGCTACCGCGCAGATCGTGCGCGGGCAAAGCAAGACCTACGACAGCGCCTTCATCGCCACCATCCAGGGGCGCCGCGCCATCCGCGTGCGCAGCTACAACAGCGGCACCGGCCGCCGCCACGGGCGCGGCCCGTTGCGCATGCTCCGCGGCCCCAGCCCCTTCGAGATGCTCAGCGGCATCGATTACGAGCCCTCGCGCAAGGTGCGCGACGCCACGCTGTCCGAGCTCACCGCCTTCTACCTCGCGGAGCTGAAACGTCAGTTCCGTCTCAAGAGAACGTCCGCATGAACGATCGCCTGCAGGAAGCCATCCGCCTGGTGCTGGAAACCGAGGGGCTGGACGGCATCGACAAACTGCGCGACGCGCTGGGCGAAGTGGGCGATGTGTCCGCCCAGACCGTGGGCGACACCGAGCGTCTGATCGACAGCCTCAATGAGTTGAACGACGTCGCCGGCAAGGCGAAGCGCTACGGCGAGCTGTCCACCGAGCTGGAGCGCACCGAGCGCGCGCTGGATCAGGCCAGCAACGCCGCCTACCAGCTGACCCTGCAACTGGGCGCCACCGACAAGCCCAGCCGTGAGCTGGTGAAGTCGCAGGCGCTAGCACGCGAGGAAGTGGACCGGCTGAAGGCCAGCGTCGACAAACAGTGGCAGGCGCTGCAGCGCGCCGACGACGAGCTGGGCAAGCTGGGCTTCAACACGTCCGATCTGGCCAAGAGTCAGGTGGAGCTGCGCAACAGCGTGGGCCGCACCACCACGGCGCTGGCCGAGCAGGTGGACGTGGTGCGCAAACAGTCGGATGCGCAGCGCCAGTTGCGCGAGCGTCTGGCCGCCGGCGATGCGGAGTTCCGCAAGTTCGCGCAGGCCGGGCGCGTCAGCGCCGAGGCGCTGGCCGCGTATCGCGCCCGCGCCGCAGCCGCGGCGGAAGAGACGCGCAAGCTGGAGGGCACCGCAGGCGGACTGACGGGCGCATTCGGCAAGCTGCGCGGCGTCTTGGCCGGCGCGGCGGCCTACTTCGGGTTCCGCGAGGCCGCTCGCGGCGTTGGCAATCTGCTGAAAGTGGGCGCTGCGGCCGAGGACGCGCGCCGATCGCTGCAGAACCTCTACGGCGGGCAGGAAGCGGGCAACAAGGCCTTTGAGCAGCTGAAAGCCTTGGCCAAGCAGAATGGACAAGAATTCCAGTCCCTGGTGGACAATGCCAAGAAGCTGAAAGCCTTCGGCTTGGACCCTTTGAACGGGTCGCTGCAGGCACTAATCGATCAGAACGCCGCAGTGGGCGGCAGCCAGGAGGATCTGTCCGGCAAGGTTCTGGCGCTTGGGCAGGCATGGGCAAAACAGCGACTTCAGGGTGAAGAAATTCTTCAGCTTCAGGAGCGAGGCGTTCCTGTTCTAGAGCTACTTACCAAGATCACCGGCAAATACGGTGTCGAGCTGCAAAAATTAATCGAAGGTGGGAAGCTCGGACGCGACGTCATCAAGGCACTTTACGAGGAGATCGGCGCCGCCAATGCGGGTGCCGCTCAGCGTGGCTTGACGACCCTCAGCGGATTGTTTCAGCAAGTATCAGCACGCTGGACGGAATTCCTAAACAGAATTGCAGAGAGCGGTCTTACTGACTATTTCAAGCGTGAAGTCGGTAGCTTGTTGGGCAGCACTCGCAATTTGGATGGTGTCGCCAAGCGCGTTGCTGACGCCATCATCGGCACGATCGAGGCGCTGAAGCGCTTCGCGCTTCAGATCGGGCCGGTCGTCAGCACTTTAGGCGGATTCACGCTTTCACTGCTGAAGCATGCAGAGGCCATTCTGTTCGTGGGCAAGGTGTATGCCGGGCTGAAGATCGCGCAGATCGCGCAGCAGTTCGGTGCTGCCGCCGTCGCGACCCAAACAGCCACTGCCGCAGCGGGTGCCCTCGGTACAGCCAGCGCTGGTGCGGCTGGGCAGGTCGGGTTGCTCGGCCGCGCGCTGGCGTTCTTGCCGCGCCTGCTGCGCATCTCCATCGCAACCGTTGGCATCGAGGCCGCAATCAGCCTGCTTACAAGTCTCAACGGGCTGATGCAAGAGCGACAGAAGCAACTCATCCAGGACGAACGCGCCAGCATCATCCAGAAGCAGATCCAGCAGGAGCTGATCACCAGCGGCAAGGAACTGGCGAACGTCTATGCGCAATACGCGAGCGTCGCCGTTCAGGGCGGCCAGCAGATTAGCCTCATGACCCGGACGCAGGCCTTGGACTATCAGTTCGCGCTCACGCAGGCGCAGAACTATTACCGCGGTTTGGCGCTGGAAGCGAAGGCGGCCGGCAACGCGCAGGCGGAGGCCGCGGCGCTGGACAAGTTCGATGCGCTGGGCAAGTCGATCCAGAACGTCACCACGCGTCTGTCCGAACTCGCCACGACGGCAGCCAAGGAAAATGCGCTAGACGCGTACGTCACGAAAGCCGTCGAGAACTTCGACAAGTTGGCCACGAAGGGCGTCGCCGCCGGGAAAGCGATCTCCGGCGCTTTGTCCGAGGTGAATCTGACCAGCCCCAAGGGTGCAGAGCAACTCGTGTCGATTCTGGATCAAGTCGCAGCGCGTGGAACGGATGCGGCGAAGGCGATCACCGAAGAGCTTCGAGCTGCGGTCAACGGTTTGTCAGACGAGGATTTTCCGCGCTTCCAGAAAGTGGCCGAGGAGGCCATGAAGGCCGGAAGCTTGGGCGCCAAGATCCTCGCCGAAGAGCTGAACAGCATCAACCTCAATCGGCTCGGGGTGGATATCGAAGCCATCAAGACAGGCTTCACGCGCACCGGTCGCGCTGTGGTGGACCAGTTCAAGGCATCCATTCGCGAGGTGGACAAGCTGGGCCTGACCGCCGCGCAGAAGTCGCAGGCCATCGCCACCGCGTTCGACAACGCATTCGCCAAGGCCAGCACGTCGACCGAACTGGCCGCATTGAAGCGCGCGTTGCAGGATGCCGTCTCTGCGGGCTCGCTCGGCTTCATCGAATATCAGCAGCGCGTGGATGAGGTGAATGCCAAGCTGGATGAGCTGGCGAACAAGGGCAAGACCGCGGGAAAGGCGCTCAACACCGGCCTGGAAGAGTCGGGCAAGCGTTTGCGCGAGGTCAAAACCAAGGCCGACGATGCGGCCAAGAGCGTGGAGAAAATCGGTGATGCGGGCAGCGGCGCCGCCAGCGGCCTTGCCTCGGCCAGTTCTGCCGCGCAGTCCCTGTCTTTTTCGATTTCCGGCGTTAGCGAAGAGTATTACAAGCTACTCCGGACTCAGAATAATTGGCAATTGACAAAGCAATTGATCGCCCAGCAGGCGGAACTGCGCGCATCCGTGGCCGAGGTTAAGAAGCTAAATTCCGAATTCGACAGTTTGGAAGGCACGCGCGAGTCCTTGCGGAAGAAATTTAATCTAGTCGATCCAACTCAGGTCGAAGAGCTGGTGCAGGTCGAGAAGACGCTGGAGGACAACCGCAAGCGCCGCGCTGAGGAACAGAAGCGCATCGCCGATGACGCCAAGCGTTCCGCGCAGGAAGCCCTGGACGAAGCGCGCCGGCTGGACGCCGAACGCGCGAAGGCGGGGCTTGAGACGCTCAGCGTGTTCCGCCTTGAGATCGTCGCCGCCGAAGGCGTCGGCGTCAAACTGATCAACGGCGGCCGCGTCGACCCGGCCACGGCCCGGCTGTTGGCCGATGCCATCGCAGCCCCGCTGTTGGAGCGCATCGGCCGTGCGCGCGACGGCAGCAACCAACCGAGGCGGCGCACCCGATGAGCGAAATCACGCTGGACACCATCACCCTGCCGGGAGACCTGTTCTGGTCGGACGAGTTCACCGCGTGGAAGGTGGGCCAGCTGCAGCGCGTCAGCGTGACCGGCGCGATGGTAGTGAACGAATCCGCGCTGCAGGCCGGCCGGCCCATGACGCTGGAAACCACCCAGTCCGGCAATGCCTACGTGGCCGCGATCACCTTGCCGGTGCTGCTTGAACTGCAGGCGCTGGAAGCGCAGACGCGCACGGTGCCCATGGTGCTGACGGTGCCCGGCCACAACGGCGGCACGCGCAGTTTCAACGTGCTGTTCAACCGCGCGGGCGGCAAGGCGCTGGAAGCGCGGCCCCTGCTGTACGCGTCGCCCTACGTCGATGGCGACTACTTCGCCATCACCCTCCGACTCATTCAGGTCTGACCATGCCCATCACCGCGCCCGATATCAAACTGCGCCAGTCCCAGCGGCTCACCGACAACCCCGATGGCGGCGGCCGGATGGTGTCGACCGAGATCGTGGACGGCGCGCTGAACAACCTGTTCCCGGACATCGATGACGAAGCCCGCACCACCGGCAACGTGAGCCTGCGCAAGCTGTTCGTGCACGTGGACACCGCCGGCGTGGACGTGCTGCAGGGCGCGATCGCCATCATCCTGGACCCGCCGCTGGATCCCAACGTCACCATGTCGATGTTCAGCACCGGCGTGTACGGCGACGAGCGCGCGGCCGCGCAGAACCGGCTGGAAAGCTACATCACCCGCGGCGTGGAATCGCGCTATGTGCTGATGGGGAACCACTTCATCGGCACGCGCGCGCTGACGCTGTACTGCATGAAGGATGCGCCCACGCCGGAGGTCAACGAAACGCTGTGCCTGAGCACCGAGGCCGATGGCTACGCCGCCGACGTGCAGTACGTACGGCTGGAAGGCGTGGCATCGCGCACCACGCAGACGTTCTACGACAGCGCGGGCGCATTCGAGCGCGACGTGCTGGTGGTGGAGATCACCACGCCGCTGCTGTATGCGTTCTATGGGCAGGAGCCGACCCGCTTCACGTCCACCAAACCGCCCACCCGCGTGCGCGCCACCAACGTGGTGGACGCCGCCAGCTACTACAGCATCCGTCCGCTGGTGAGCGAGGCGGACAGCGGCGCGCTGTCGCTGCAGGTGGGCACGCCCTACGTGCCGCTGGTGCCGTCCACGCAGGCGGAAACGCCGGTGGTGGATGTGCAGGCCGGGCAGGGTGCGGTAGCGCTGGTGCAGTCCGGCGCCGACGGCGTGCTGAGCGTGTCGGCGTCGACCGCATTCAGCGCGGGCGTTGGCGTGCTGCGCTACCTGGGCAACCCCGCGTTGCGCGGATCGGTCGCAGTGGCCATCGGTGCGACCACGCTGACCGACAACGGCGACGGCACCCTGGCGGCCGGCGGCGAGTCGGCATGGCGCGGCACTGTCGATTACGTGACCGGCGCGGTCACCGTGTTCAACGCGACCGGAGCGGGTACCACCGCATTCACCATCACCGCCACGCCGGCCGGCGCCATCAACCAACAGGGCTTCACCACGCGGCTGGACATTACCGACGCGAATCAGCAGCTGAACTATGTGCTGAGCCTGCTGCCGGCACCGACGCCCGGCACCGTGGTGGTGGATTACATGGCACTGGGCAAGTGGGTGCGCCTGTACGACAACGGCGCCGGCCAGATCGTGGGTTCGCCGGGGCAGGGCTCGGGCACCATCAACTACAGCACCGGCAGCCTGGTGGTGACCGTGGGCGCGATCCCCGACGCCGGCAGCGCGCTGATCGTGAGCTGGGGTACGGGCGTGGTCACTTCGCGCCGCGATGGCGATGTCGCGATCCTCGCGCCTTACCTCAATTACCTGCTGCCCGACGAGAACATCAAGCCCGGCACCTTCACCGCCACTTGGGTGGAAGGCGGCGTGGACAAGACGGTGACCGACAACGGCGTGGGCGGACTGATGCTGTCGGGCGTGCAGATCGGCACCATCGTCTACAAGACCGGCGAGGTGGGCATCCGTCCCGCGGTGCTGCCCGATGGCGGCACGCAGATCGTCAACAGCTACGACTGGTCGCTGTCGGTTTCCTCCACGTTGACGCCGGTACCGGATTCCAACGGGTTCGTGTCGTTCGTGCTGCCGGATGCGCCGCTGCGCCCGGGTGCGGCGCAGTTCGAATGGACGGTGGCGGTGGCGGCGGGCAACCAGACCGTGGGCGCGACGGCGGTTCCGGTGCGGCTCGTGGCGAAAGACGACGGCAGCGGCGTGATCGTGGGCGTCAGCGCGGGTGGCGCCAACCTGACCGGCAACCTGGGCACGATCGACTACGACACCGGCGCAGTCACGCTGAAGGTGCATCTGGTGCAGATCAGCGATTTCGCGGTGCCGGTGTACGAAACCACCAACACGTGGCGTCGCCGCGTCGACAGCTATTACCGGGTCGCGGTGAACGGCACCTATTCGGCCGGCACGCCGGTGATCGCGACGTGGCAGGAGGCGAGCGCAGCGGATACCGCGGTGGTGGATCTGGCGCTGCCGTTGCCGGGCGTGGCACTGCGGCTGATGCCCAGCGTGATCGATGCGATCGTGCCGGGCAGCGTGCGTTTCGTGTTCCGCGGCCGCACCTATGTGGATCGCTCCGGCTCGCTGTACTACGGCATCGATCCGGCGACCGGCTCGGGCACGTATGCCGGCATCATCGATTACACCTCGGGCATCGCGCAGGTCACGCAGTGGGTACCGGGCGGCACCAACGCGGTACAGGTCACGTCGCTGCTGACGCGCATCGCCGAGGTGGGCACCGATGAGATGGATTTCCGCACGCCCGGTGCGCCGCTGCGGCCGGGGTCTTTCACGTTCCGCGCCAACGCGTTGAACGGCGAGCTGCTCACCGCGACGGTCGATATCGACGGCAACATTTCCGGCGAGTACATCGCCGGCTTCGTGGACTGGTCCACCGGCGCGGTCAACGTGCGCTTCGGCGAGTACGTCACCGCCGCCGGCAACGAAGGCGAGCCCTGGTACCGCCCGGAGGATGTGGTGGGTTCCGACGTGTGGCGGCCGCTGCTGGTGATTTCCGACAGCGCGTACTTCGGCACGGTGGTCTATCGCTCCATCCCGCTCAGCCCGGTGGTGGTGGGGCTGGACCCGGTGCGCCTGCCGGCCGATGGCCGCGTGGTGGTGTACAAGGCCGGGCAAACCGTGGTGATCCATCACTCCGAGGCGGAGGAACTCACGCCCACCGCCGGGCAGGTGGTGGACCTCGGCCGCACCGGCCTGTCGCTGGTGGAAGTGCGCGACGCCGAGGGCACGCCGATCGATAGCGTCTGGTACACGATCGATCTGGACGGCGGCGAGGTGACCTTCAGCGATCCGCTGAACCTGTCCGCGTATGAGATGCCGGTGACCATCCGCCATATGATCGCCGACCGCCGCCTGGTGGCCGACGTGGAGATCACCGGGCAGATCAGCATCAACACGGGGCTGAGCCGCGACTTCCCGACCGGCAGCTACGTCAGCACGGCGCTGCGGCTGGGCGAGGCCAACGGCAGCCTGAACCTGCAGGGCCGCGTGCAGGGCCTGTTCGATCAGGAGACCTGGACGGACGTCTGGTCCGACGTGCGCCTGGGCGACGCCGCGGGCGCGACCTACAACGACACCGACTTTCCGCTGGTGGTGAGCAACCGCGACGCCATCACCGAGCGCTGGGCGATCGTGTTCACCTCGTCCACCGCGTTCCGGGTGGTGGGCGAGACCGTGGGCCAGATCGCGACGGGCAGCACCGTGGCAGATCTTTCGCCGCTGAACCCGCGCACCGGCGAGCCGTATTTCACCATCGACAAGGATGGCTGGGGCGGAGGTTGGGCGGCAGGCAATGCGCTGCGCTTCAACACCGTGGGCGCACTGGCGCCGGTATGGGTGGCGCGGACCGTACTGGCGGGCGAGGCAGGGGCGAGCCCTGACGGCTTCCGGCTGCGCGTGATCGGCAACATCACCGGGGGTGGCGCATGAGCCTGATTCCGACCGTGTACAAGAGCACCGACCCGGGGGCGCCAGCGCTGACCGGTCAGGTGGGTTCGTTGGTCACACTGCTGCGTGCCGCGCTGGTAGACGGCTACGGTTCGTCGCCCACGGCCATGGCGGGCGCTGGGTGGACGGAAACGTTCACCGGCACCAACAAGGCGGTGTTCCGCAACAACCCCACTACCGGCACCGGTGGATATCTGCGCATCGATGACGGCGCGACAGTGAGCGGATCGAATGCACGCTATGGGCTGTGGCGGCTGTACGAGACCATGAGCGATGTCGACACCGGTACCGGCGAGACGCCCACGGTCGCGCAGGCCGCCGCTGGCGGGCTGGTGCTGAAGTCCAGCGCACTGAACTCGACGGCACGGGCTTGGGTGATCCTGGCTTGCGAGCGCTGGTTCTATCTGTTCGTCGATCTTGGAAATAGCGGCTCGGGTTGGGTCGGCGTCGCCTCTTTCCCCAGCTTCTTTGGCGATCTGATGACTCGCAAGCCGGGCGACGCTTATCATTTCGCCGGCGTTTCGGCCCAAGGTGGTGCATTTACCGGCGTTGGCAATTACAGCGGCATTTTCATCGGCCAGCTTATCGGGGCGGTTTCCCCTTCTGGTGGATATCTGCTCCGGGATCACCTGCAGACGACGGCCAGCAAAGCGATTGGCACTCTTGCCCTGAGCGATGGTTACACGGGAGGCTTTCTGGGCGCGCAAGGAACCTACCCGGATGCGATCAGTGGCGGTATTGCAATCGAGCGGATAGGAGTGTTGGAGGGCGCTCGCTTGGTGCGAGGCTACTTTCCAAATGTTTACGGCTCAATCCATGGCCGGGCTTTCGCCGACATGGCCACGCGGACCGATCTGGAAGGCCTGCCAGACGGCACTGAGCTGCTGGTGAAGCGTGTTTCCCAGAGTGCTCCCATGTCTGGGACGTCCGGCAATTTCGATGGAATGCTGCTGTTCGATATCTCCAACGAATGGGCGGACCTGTGAAGACGGACCATGTCGGCGTGATCGAAGCTACTCGGTCTGACCGCGTGCGTGGCGCTGGCTACTTCGCCGGCGAGGCGCCCGATCCGCTGGATTCCGATTCGGTCGACGGCCGCTTCCGGATTCTCAACGAGCCGTCCCGTGGCCGCGTGGTGGTGTACGAGCGCGCATCGATGCTGCCGATAGCATCCACTCTCAGTGCCGACGATGGCACGTGGCGGATCGACTGGCTGGATCCGACCCGCGATTTTGTAGTGATCGGTTTTGACGACTCGGATGGCGGTGAAAACTCTGCGATTCAAGACTGGGCGCGGCCCGAGCCGATGTCCTGATGTCAGGCAACCGTATCCCACTGAATCTTGGCCCCCGCCATATTGGAAGTGGCCGCCGGCTCCCGCTGAATCTCGGCGTGCCATGGGATGCCGAGGTTGTCGAGCCGCCCGAGGAACCTTTGCGTGGGCTGTGGGCAGGTTCCCGCATTGCCTGGAAGCACGCCGACCTGCAGGCCGCGCAGTTCCGCGTGCTGTGGGGCGCAGCGCCGCGCGTTTCCGTACAGCCGCAGACACGCTGGTCTGCGGCTGCTGCGATAGGCGCCGACCTGCGCTTGCGCTGGGGTGCGCTGGGCCGTCTGCAGCGCAGCTGGGCGCTGCGGCAGCAGTCGGCCGATCGGCTTTTCCACGATGACGCCTTTGGCTGGGGCGACCTGCCGCGCGTGCAACGCACCGGCAGCGATGCCTGGCGCAACACGGCGCGGATATCGCAGGGCGCGTCCCTGCGCTGGCAGACCGGCGGCCAGCAAGAACGGATGCTGTCCGGCCGCTGGCATGGCGTGCTTGCCCAGCGCGGCCACGTCGCGGCTTCGACGTGGCGCACTGGCCCATCGGTCGCGCGCGGGGCGCGCCTGCCCTGGGGTAATGGCGCGCTGGCCCCGTGGATCGTCAAGCCACCGGTCGTAGTGCCGCCCGAGCCGCCGCGCCGTCGCGTGCGCGGCAACCGGATCGGTCTGAATCTGGGATGCCCGCGAGTCAACCTCGGCGGCAACATCCCGCTCAATCTCGGCGTCACCGCGTGTTACGCGGTGCGCCCATCCAGGAGGGTCTATATCGTGATCAACACCATCGACGTGGTACGCCTGCCGGACCGATCGCCCATTGCGGTGGAGTCGGTCGAGATCTCCGGGGGCATCGGTGCATTCGGCTACGACCTGCAGATGACCCTGGCGGACCCCAGCCACCTTGCTCTGCTGCGTATGACCGAAAGCGGCCCGGCGGAAGTGGAAGTGGCCATGAACGGCTACCTGTGGACGTTCCTGATCGAATCGCACAGCCGACAGCGCGCGTGGTCGGACGATCAGGGGCTGGTGCGCACCGTGACCCTGAGCGGGCGTTCGCGCACCGCAGTGCTGGCGTCCCCGTACGCACCGGCACGCACGACGGTCAGCGGCTTCGACCGCACCGCGCAGCAGCTGATCGACGAAGAGCTGGAGGACACCGGCTACACCGCCGACTATGACGCCCTGAACTGGGTGGTGCCGGCCGGCGCGTGGTTCTATGAGGCCACCACGCCCATGGATGCGATCGCGCGCGTGGCCAGCGCCAGCGGTGCGGTGGTGCTGTCTGACCCCGCGGACAAGGCCATCCGCATCGTGCCGCGCTACCCGGTCAGCCCGTGGGACTGGACGTCGACCGCGCCGGATCTGGAGTTCGTCGACGACGTGATCCTGTCGGAGGCGGTCAACGTGCGCAGCGTGCCCAAGTACGATGCCGTGGTGGTCGCCGGCGAGTTGGCGGGGAAGGGCGTGCTGGTGCGGGTAGTGCGCACCGGCGAGGCCGGCACGGTCTACGCCCAGCAGGCCACGGATCCGCTGATCAACACCGTGGCCGTCGCTACCGAGCGCGGCCGCAACATCCTGAGCGATCGAGGCGAACAGGAGCAGATCGATCTGACCGTGCCGCTGTTCCCCATCGCCAGCCTCGTGGGGCCGCATCGCGTCCTGCCGCTGAACCTGGTGCAGGTGCTGGACGCTGCCGGCGCCTGGATCGGACTGGCCACGGCGGTGCGCATTTCCGGGCGGCGCGAGAACGACGCCGTGATCATCGACCAATCGATCAGCCTCGAGAGGCACTACACCGATGCGAACTGACCTGTGGGCCCAATTCGGCGATCTGGCCACCGGCGTGCCGCGGTACCTGGCCACGGTCACCGGGCACAATGCGGACGGCACCACCAGCATCGTCACGCCCGAGGGCTACGAGACCCGGGTGATGGGGCGGCTGGACACCGAGTCGCTGCCGTACAACGTCTGGGTGGCCGATGGCCGGATCATCGATGCGGCGCCGAATTTTCCGATCACGAATGTGACGGTTTGAAGGGTGGGCACCCATTCCAGCATGCCCACCTTGGTGATACCCATCAGTCCTTCTGGGTCAGAACGCTACCTGCCAGCGACTGGGTGGTGGCGTTGACACGGCCATCCTGCAGGGCACGGGATGCAACGGTCGCCATCTCCGCAGAAGTTTCCTTCTTGGTTCCTGATTGCGCGAGCGCACTCCCTGCCAACGATTTCTGGAGTGCGCTCGCGTTCGGGTCTCGCAGGCTTTCTGAGGCTTTGCTGGCCACGGTGTGGCCGGTTTTTTCGTTTTTCATGAACTGTCGCTCGGTGGCTTGAATTCCCGAAAAAGCGCCACAACTGTGATCGGGATCGCCCACGCAGTGTGAGCGATTCACGCTATCACATGAAACAATGCCTTGCATCGTTCCATTTCTGGCGTAATTCGTCGTCCCCGTCTTCTTACGGATCGATAGTGGATATCTATCAATTCATCTCGAAAATTGCTCAGAGGCGGAAAACCTCAGTTGTGACGATTGAAAAAATTCATGAGATCGCATCGTAGGACGAGGCCCTAGTCGAGCTCAGGCAAGCGGTGAGCCAAGCTTACGGTCTGATGGGTTGCCTTCGCTGCTGGTACCGTCCACACTCCCGCCGAAGAAGAACGGGACCACCATGCCACCTTCAGCCATCCCCGGGGGCCTGCTGATCGCCATTGAAGGCATCGACGGTGCCGGTAAATCGACCCTCGCCGAAGGCCTGCGCGAAGTGTTGGCCCGTACCGAAGCCCGGATTGTGCTGGGCAAGGAACCCACCCGCGGCCCATGGGGTATGAAGTTGCGCGATTCTGCCGCAACCGGCCGTTTGACCCCCGAAGATGAACACCGCTTCCTGCTGCTGGATCGACGCCAGCACGTCGATGAGGTGATCCGTCCAGCCTTGAACCGTGGCGAGATCGTGATCCTCGACCGCTATTACCCCAGCATGGTGGCCTATCAGGGCGCCGCCGGCATCCCGGTCCAGCAGTTGATGGACGACAACCGCTTCGCGCCACGGCCGGACATCCTGCTGCTGCTCGATCTGGACCCGGAGGACGGCTTGGCCCGAATACGCGCCCGCGGCGACCAGCCCAACGCATTCGAAACCCTGGAAAACCTGCAGGCAGTACGCAGCATCTTCCTGACCATGGACGACGCGCACCTGCGCATCATCAACGCCGGGAAGCCGGCAGAGACCGTGCTCGCCGAGGCCTGGAAGCACGTCCAGCTGGCCCTGACTGCGAAGTTCCAGCAGCAGCACGGCGTCAGCGTCGAAGCGGTGGAAGCGGTGATTCCGTACCTGCGCGGAGCGCTGTAAGCCTGCTACGCGGTCAACAGATCGCGCGTGGCAACTCCCGAACGCAGGTGGTGAACCGGCCCGACAGGGTGTTCTGCCGCATCCGCCACTGCGGTTGCGCCTGCCAGCCCGATGCCGCCATGCCAGCGGTACCGGCGCCGAAGCGGCGATTGATCCGGTCCAGCGTAGCCATCAGCACTTCGTTGCCCACCGTGGGCGCCTGGAACAGGTCGCCCTGCAATTCATCCGGCCGCGCCAGATCCATCAGCCACACGCCGGCCTTTTTGTAGCCGTAGCCCGGTTTCAGCAGCCCGCGCGTCAATGCCCGCACGGTGGTCAGCACCAGACGCGTGTCCGACGTTGCCGCTGGCAGGTTCATCATCCGCTGCGGGTTGTGCTGCGGCAGTTCCGGCCGGAACGGATCGGTATGCGCGAAGATGCCGATCGCCGATGTCACCAGCCCGCGCTTGCGCAGCTTCTCGCAGGCGCGGGTGGCGAAGGTGGCCAGCGCCTGTGCCATGGCATCGTGGTCTTCGACGCGGGCGCCGAACGACCGGCTCACCATGATCTGCTGACGGTCCGGCTCCACCTCTTCCAGCGCGATGCACGGGTGCGCCTGCAGCTCGCGTTGCGTGCGCGTAAGTGTCACGCCGAATGCGGCCAGAATGTCGTCCGGCGCGGCGTCGCGCAGCTGCGCGGCGGTGTGGATGCCTCGGCTGCCCAGCTTGTCCGCCCAGCGCCGGCCTACGCCCCACAGATCGGCCACTGGGAACTGCGCCAGCGCGGCCTCGCGCCGCGCCGGGTCGCTCAGATCCAGCACGCCGTCGCCGTGCTTCGCCAGTTTGTTGGCCAGCTTGGCCAGCGTTTTTGTGGGGCCGATGCCCACGCAGTTGGCGATGCCGGTCCAGCGGTGCACGCGTGCGCGCAGATCCCGCGCGAATCGCTCGCGGTCGCGGATGCCCGACAGGTCCAGGAACGATTCGTCGATGCTGTACACCTCCACGCGCGGCGCCGCATCGCGCAGCACCGCCACCACCCGCGCCGACATGTCGCCGTACAACGTGAAGTTCGCAGAGCGCACCTGCAGCCCGTGGCTGCGCACCAGGTGTTTCAGTTCGTGCGCGGGCTGGCCCATGCGGATGCCCAGCGCCTTCGCCTCGGCCGACCGCGCGATCGCGCAGCCGTCGTTGTTGCTCAACACGATCAGCGGTTTGCCGCGCAGCGCAGGCTGGAACACCTGCTCGCAGCTGGCGTAGAAGTTGTTGCCGTCAACCAGGGCGAACACGCACGGTCTTCCGGCGCATTTGCCGCACCACGCCCACCACCGCGAAGATCTCGGCCTCGGTTTCCGGCGGCAGCACGATGTTCGGGCAGTGCGGGTTGCGGCTATGCAGTTCGACGTGATCCGCCGCCAGCTTCAACACCTTGCACGATGGCTGGTTGCCGTCCCAAGTAGCGATCACCACGTCGCCGTCCTGCACCGTCACCGACCGGTCCACGATCAGGATATCGCCGTCGCAGATTCCCGCGTGCAGCATGCTCCAGCCCTCGGCCCGGTACAGGAACGTCGCCGGGGCGTTGCGCACCAGCAGCTGGTTGAGGTCGATGGTGTCGTCTTCGAAGTCCTCCGCCGGAGACGGGAACCCCGCCCGGGCACGGGCGCTGGCCATCGGCAGCGGACGCAGCGGCAGGTCGATGCTGGCGGGGCCCAGCAGGTGGGCGAGGGTGTCGGGTGCAGGCTGCATGGTGGCGAAGGCTCGGCGGGCCCCGTCTCACGGGATGCGACGACCGGGGAGGAGGGGGAGCTTACGCCGGCCCCCGACGCTGTGTCTGAACTGGGGTCCGGCGGTATGCTGGGCCACAAGATGAGGGGTCAGCCATGTGCTTTTCGGCGAAGATCTGGGCGGACTATCGCAGGTACATCAAGCAGTTCGGCGCCGAGCTGGACATCCGCGAATTCGTGCGCCTGTACTTCGACCGGCAGCAGGGCGCCAAGGTCAAGACGCCCAAGGCCATGGACGACGCTCTGCTGGCCAGCGCCGGCCCCGAATTCGCCGAACTGCGCGAACTCATCGCCGCGCACGGCAGCGCCCAGGCCACAGCGTTCGAGCAGGAACTGTTCGCCCAACTGCAGCGCCTGAACGCCGCCGAGCGCGCACTCAAGGCAAAGGCCACCAAGAAGGCCGGGAACGAACAGCGCATCGCGACCGACAAGATCGCCCGGTCGCGGCAGCGGCTGGCGGATCTGCGCCGCACCGCTCCGGAGGACCGCGACAGCCGCATCTTCCCCGGCATGTTCGCCCCGGTGCTGGTGGAAGAAGGCGGCCGCCGCTGGGTGCGGCCCATGCGCTACCAGTGCCGCCCAGCCGGCAAGCCGGCCAGCTACGACACCCGCTACCCCGGCACCTACAACGCGCGACGCGATAACCTCGAAGGATTCTGGAAAGGCCAGTTCGGCCACAGCCACGCGCTGATGGTGGTGGAGCGGTTCTTCGAGAACGTCGAGCGCGTCGACGAAGACGGCACCGCGCGCAACGTGGTGCTGGAATTCCGGCCGGAGCCCGCGCAGGACATGTGGGTGGCCTGCCTGTGGTCGCGCTGGGAAGGGAAGGGCGAGCCGCCGTTGCTGTCGTTCGCAGCCATCACCGACGAACCGCCGCCGGAAGTGGCGGCGGCGGGGCACGACCGCTGCATCGTGCCGATCGCGCCGCAGAACGTGGATGCCTGGCTGCGCCCGGAATCAGACACGCTGGCGGCGATGTATGCGGTGCTGGATGAGCGGGCGCGGCCGTATTACGAACACCGCTTGGCTGCGTAGGCGTCAAGCGCCGTAATTACGCCAGAAACGACAAAGGCCGCATGGTTGCGGCCTTCATGGTGCCCAGGAGA